AATATTAAATGATAACTGCTCAAAATGCAAGAACTTTTTGTCTTTTCTATGTAATCTTTTGTATTCATAATAACGCCTTTTAGATGATCAAAGTTATCTGTTTTCATCCATTTAGCGTACTGTTCTTTGTCATAGCCAATACAACTAAAACGTATAAAATCAATGCCAGCATCAATTACTTGCTTCATAAAATCGCCAACTAGAAAACTGCCATTTGTATACATGAAAGTTTTAAATCCACGTTTTTTGCAGGCTTCAATATACTTAGGTAAATCTTTTGCCATTGTTGGCTCGCCACTACCTTCAAGATTGATTACAGGCTTACCTGGTAGTTGATCAAGAATTTTTTCGAATTGCTCAAGAGGCATTTTGCGTGTCCATTCTTTTCCACGACCGGTAGTTTGAGGACACATATCACAAGTGTAATTACATCCACCAAACACTTCTACAACAGCTCTTTCTAAATTAGGCAATTTCAATTTTTATATCCTTGTCTAAGTATGTAGTTGTTAGATATGGTGCAAGCAAGTATGCTTTTAACACACCTCTTAAATTTTTTGCATAAGCAAACACTGTGTTTTCTCCAGTATCCCAATCAACATATTCTTTTGTAATAGTATCAAAGTTATGGTTTAAACTTGTGTTCATCCAAAACTTTTTAACTTCAAAGAAAATATTTTCTGTACTAATATTCATAGCAGTTTGTTCAAAATGAACATGCGGTATAAGAGATCCATGATCTGCTGTTAACATCATTGCTATTTCTTTGTACTTATAGTAATCATGTAACTCGGTTTTGTTGTTAAAAATACGTTTCCATTTTACTTTTTTGCCACCAGTATTAAATGCAAGGCATTCAATTTCATCTGGTCCAAACAAGTCTAATACTTTATTTCTAGATCCGCCCGGATGAATAAACCATTTTGCTGTATCTGCATTGCCTCTTGACACCCAGTGAGCACCTACAGGATTTTGCATTTTTCCATCACGCAGAAAGTCTCTAGTTAACCAAACACACTTAATATATGACTCTGCGTTTTGTGCCCAACTAGTCCAGCTTTGCTCTTTAAAGTACTCTGGATAATGATGTACACCTGTTTCAAAAAATCTTTTAATATCTTTAATTAACTGTAGGGTGTCAAACTTAATATCTTTTTTTGGTATGTCCAACAAACCTAAATGTTCTTCAGCATGTTTAAACTTATAGAATAAGTTCCAGTGTTCCTTTGGCATTGGTAGTGTTTTATAAATCATAATAATTTTTTAACTTCCTCTGCAAAAATTTTATGAGCTTCAAGGTTGAAATGCCCTCCTGGCATTTTTGACATAGGAGGAGCAATCAAAGACATATTAAGTTTTATGTCGAGGTGTTTTTTAAGTTCGTTTATCATAGGAACACGCTCATCTTCTTTGTACCAATTATTAATATGTGTTAAACTCCAGTTCCATAAACAACTATCAAGCAAATATAATTTTATTTTGTTTGCTCTACAGTATCCAATAAGTCCTTGTATACTGTTCCACGAGTGGTAAAACAAATCTACAGTGTTATGATGCAGATACCAATATTCAGTAACTGCATAATCAGGACCTTTGCCTTGTGTAAGTGTATGACTGTAGAGCTGTTTAAACGGTTCTTCGTAGTTATTTTGAGTATGCGAACTAGGATGAGCATAACGATCACAACTAGTTAACATTACTATTGCTGTAAGATTCTTACTTCCTTTTAACTTTTCTAGTTTATAAATTGTACGTAAACAAATTTCTTGATTACTTAATCCACCATTAGATATATTATAAACAGTATTTTTCTTATTATTTAAATATGCCGGCCATGCCATACTTTTTTCTAATTCATAGTATTCAAATCTTTTGTCTCTAGGTAACGCTTCTACACAATCTTTAAACTTCCTATCCAGTTTTTGAAGATACGGAGGTATTTCTGTGGTATTATCTATACAGTTTTGCGTATACCCAGGAATTAAATTGTCAGCCGCCAGTTCTACACCTGCTGTAAAACTATCTCCAGCACAAACTATTGTTCTTCCCATGAGTCATGTACTCCTTTACAATATTCATAGAAATCTGCATACTGTGGAAATGTCTTAAGCAAGTTTGTTCCTAGTCTTTTATCATTTTCTGTAAAGAAACTATAAAAGTCTCGTTGTCCGTTTTTAATTTTCTGTGGGTCTACAGGATTTTGATACATATAATCTCGTACACGTTGCATTTTAGCAACTTCTACATCTGTAAAATAATCGCTATTTGCTTCCATATACTTTAAATGCTCGTCCATATAGAATTTAAAACTATCAGGTAAAATGTTTAGCATCCAATGAGGCGGTTCTTTTAAGTAAGGCGTATCAAATCCAATTGCATCTTTGCCATACTGTTTACGCCATTCAATTACTTTGGCCAGGAAATTGTCAAATGTAGCAACACACAGCACGTTAAAAGTACACATAATGTTTACTTTGAATCCACGTTCAATTGCTTGTTTAAAATTGCGTTCCCAATGATCGCATTTTAAACCTGTACGCATATACTCTGCTTGTTCTCCCCAACCTTCAATTGATGTAAACAAACTAAACTTACGAATTTTCTTTTGTTCTAATAAACTTTCAATCCTATCATACAGTCTATCAATCTTGTTCGTTGTTACGCCAAGATTACTGTTTAAACTTATTTCTAGTTGCGGTGCAGGTTCTTTCTCGAGCAAATCAAAAAACTGCATAGCACCCGGATTCATTAAAGGCTCACCACCTGTAATTCTTAGTGTATGCAAATCTTTACGTAGGTCGGGCCACCATTTCCAAAATGCTTCAATATACGGATTTTCATCTTTAGGTGCATAGTAACGTCCGTTGTCTAAGAATTCAATACCATATTGATTATATGTTAGATCATAATTACCATGTTTTTTGATTTCATCCATCCACAGTGTGCTTGCTTGTGGGCAACAGTAACCGCAACGATAGTTACATCCGTTGCCAAAACTAACTTCAAGATACTTTGGATTTACATTTTCAAGATAATTTAGTTTTGCTAGATTTTCAATTTCTGATTCTGCCCAATCACTCGAACTATGAATCATTCTATCCGAAATTTGATCGCCTTCAAGATCTTCAATGTTCCAACAATAATAACATTCTTCTGGACGGCCTCCTTCGAGCATTGTCTTACGTTGTTGCTTCTTCCAACTTGTATTGTGCAATGCACTAGGATCTGCTTTAATTTCATTAAGAGGAATATGCTGAGGTCTTGGATGATAACAACTGTGATTATCGCCCGTGTGTAAGTATAATGTTTCATGCAACCATTTCATTGCACAAAATCCTACACCAACTTTGTTTAATCTATCACGTACTTCTTTAATTTTATTAACTTGCGTCATTCCAAAAGTCCTTTAGCTCGGGAAAAGTATTTAAAAAATCTGTTCCTCTGCGAGCATCATGCTGAGAGAAAAACAACTTAAAATTTTTCTCTGCTAATTGTTTGTTAAAATTTGTGTCTGCTGTAATCCATTGTATAAGTCTTTTAACTTTACTGATTTCAAAATCACTAAATCCTTGAAATTCGTTGCCGTCGCCGTCTTTGTTTGCTTCCATAAATTCTACACAACGTTCTAGTTCTGTAACGTGTTCAGGCATAAGTTTAGGATTTAAATAATCTGGATTTGTAAGTTGTGGAATATCAAACCAAATCATTTGTCTGCTTGTACTATATTGCTTACGTAACTGTAATATATTTTGTAAGTATTCGTAAATGCCAAAGTAACTTAGTGTATTAAAAGTAATAATAAAAGTTAAACTGTGTCTGTCGCATTGTTCCAAATACTGCTTTACATTTTTTAACAATGTATCAAATTCTAACCCGTTGCGAATGTATTCTGCTTGTTTACCCCAACTGTCTAAACTTGCAAACAACATAAAATGATCTACACAAGGAGCAACATCCTGCATTGCATCGATAAACTTTTGCCATTGACCTTTAGGCGGACAACAGTTACTTGTAATACTTAAATGCAAATCTTCTTTTGGATTATTTTTTACATAGTCAAAAATCTTAAATGTGTTTTTATCCATTAAAGGCTCTCCGCCTGTCATACGAAAAGTTTGTAGTGTAGGATAAATTTCAGGAAACCATTTCCAAAATGCTTCAACATAAGGATTGTCCGGGCTGTTGTTTACCGGCTCCATATATTGCATGTCATTGTGTTTTCTATCAGCAAGCATATACGGTCCTTGCTTATCAATTTCTTTCATCCATTCTGTGCTAAGAACAGGTGAACAATAAGAACACTTAAAATTACATGCCTGATTAAAATTTACTTCTACATAGCGTGGGCGAGCATTGCCGTCAATGCCTAACTGCTTTGCTTCTTCAATAAGTCCTGGTTCAAATACGTCTTTACTTCTGTATGCTCTGTCACTAAGTTGATTGCCGCTATCTTCAATCTGCCAACAAAAATCGCATTCAGGCGGACGTATACCGTTTAACATTAGTCCACGTTGTTGCTTTTTATGTTCTGTGTTGTGCAACGCACTAGGATTGTCTTCTAATTCTTTTAGAGGAATATGATGGCTTTTAGGATGATAACAACTGTGTGTTTTTCCTGTGGGGATATGTATGCTTACATTAAACCATTTAGCCAAACAGAAACTAGGACTGACTTTGTTAAGTTCTTCAAATACATACTCCGCATCGTGCATGTATCTAGATTCAAACTTGCCGTCAATCTTACGTAGTTCATTTCCTTTTATATTTCTATTATACTTCATTCAGGATCTATTACAAACTGCTCTGTGCTGTTTCTACTTGGGTTTTTATATACTGTCTTAAAAAATTTGCTTTGATTAGGTAATAGTGGGTTAGCATCAATTGGAATTTCTAACTCATTAATTAAGTCATTGCCTAATCGCTGTATGTGGAACAATAACTCAGATCCTTTGTCTTTTTCATTTTCCCACATATTGTTTAGATATGTAAAATCACGAACGTTAATGTAATCCCAATCTGTACACATTGTCATATAAAGCCCTTGTCTTGCTCCGTAGATTGCCCATAAGCCGTTTTCTACATCTGCACCCACCATTAACCAAATCCAAAGCCTGTGTAAATTTTTCCAATGTCCGTTTAAAAAGTCTTGCTTACTTGGCTTGACGCCTTGATCAAGTGCCATCTTAACGCCTTCACGGAAGCCAGCTCTCCATGCTTGGTGTGGAGTTTCGTTATTATGCACAAGACTATAACAACTGTTTTGCTGAATGTATTTTAAATCCCAACAAAAGTCTACTTGTGCATGTGGATTGTCTGGATCGGCATTTTCGTGTGTACGCATATTAAGTACATAATCTTTAGGCCAGCATTTAAGGCCGCCATTGCCATACATAAGTCCGTTGATTGCATTTTGTCCACACCAACTAATAACACAATTTTCTAATTCTGCATTTTCATCAAAGTCTAATTCTTGTTGTAAGAAATCCGCTGATACAGTATTATCACCATCGACTGTGATAAAGCGAGGAGTTTCACTTAGTTCTGCACAGGCTTTGTGTGCCGCATCTGATCCTTCCACACCGTGTACTCGTTTTGCCCAAGGAACTTTTGTAAGTAAATCTGCATAATTCTTTTCTGCATTGGGCTCGTCGTATGACAAGTAGATAATGTCATAGTCAATAATTTTTACCTTTTGTGTCATTTAATTTCCTCGATAACGTACTTGTCGAAAGATCCTTTAGTGTATATACTATACTCATTTGGTCTAAAAGTAAACCTAACTTGCTTAGGTTTGGTAAAATTAACCTTAATTAAGTCTAACAAATAGTGAGGATTATCTTTTTTAGTAATACTAAACGAAAAATCTTGATCTAAAAGTGTTTTATCTTTGAGTTTTTCAAGCAACTGAGGATTTAGATTAAACACAATTATGTTTTTATTATATTTTACTGTTGCTTTTATATCGTAGTCCTCGTTTAGCTCTCTAAACTTATGAATAGAGTCATATACAACCGTTTCTTCTTTTCGATTGACTAACTTAAAATTTTTAACTTTTGTGTCATATACAACTTTATATACATCTTTGTTTTCCTTAAAAGAAAGTATAGGCTCTACTTGATCAAATTTAACCTCGATATAGTCAGTACCGTCCTCAAAACTAGGTCCAACACTTATAATGTCACCGGTCATTCTTTCAAATGTAACATACTGCGGTGGTGTAAAGTCAACCTGCATAAGATACCTCTAATTTTTTAATCATTTCATCTGTAAGAAAATCGTTTTCTGTATAGTGAACAACTTCTCTTTGTTTATAATTGCCAAAGAATAAATCTCCGTCATAGTAACTAGGTATTTTTTCTTGCCAACTAAATGTTTCTTCTGACCAGCCTTGTATTTTTGGCTTCATATGAACAAATCTTGGAAAGTCTTTTGTTTTATTTGTAACTTGATCTTCAATTCCTAATAACTTAACTGCGATTGCCGCAGTTCTATCCATACTAGGTTCTTTAGGATACTTTTTAGGAGAATATTTTCCATAAAATAACTCCCAATTATTATTAATCAATTCTACCATTTTATAAAATTCTAATGCTATATCAGATTTTTTAAAATAATGAAACGCCATATAGATGTCCGGCAGGTCATTTACATAAAACATTTCTCTGTAATAGTTATATTTTACAGGAGTGCCTCTGTAAGTATTAATATGGCTAGTAAAATATAATTCATACTTGGCTAGATAGTCCCACCAATGGCTTATATCAGTGCAAAAGAACATATCACTGTCAAGAACAACTGTTTCTTCATATGGTGATACATGATATAACTTCCATCTATGCTCTGTAGCAAACCTATCAGTAGCAGTATCTTCCAACCAGGGTGTTTCAATTACCTCATCAAACACTTCTCGATAGTAATTAGGAATAGGCGTATGTGTTACCAAAGAAACATTGTTTATTTTTTGTGTTTTTTTGATGCTCAAGGCACATACATATGCTTGTTTTACATAATCTAAACCTTGTGCAAAAATTAAATAGCCTTTACTCATTTGCTAACGCCTTATTAATTGTATCATTAAGTTCGTACTTGTTCATAATATGTACATCTAAATCTTTTACTGTCAAACAAGTGTACTGTCCGTGATACCCTTTCTTTTCAATCATTAATTCTATTTTGTTATCCTGAACTTTAAGAGGAATATCTCTATCAAGAGTGTAATACATCTTGGTTGGCAAATCTTTAACAAAATCGCCTGAAGAAAATCCGTTTAAAATATGTGCGGCAATAGCAAAAGCATGATCGTTCCTAAAAGTTACAGTACCAACGTTGAAAGTCATTGCATAATGGTCATAATTTTCTTCAACATGTCTAAGTGTATCAAAGAACAGTTTAGCTTTTCTTGATTTTTTAAAATAAACTGCTGTTGCCCAATAAAAGTCAATACCACTATCATTAATATAATTAAATTCTCTAGTATTTCTCCATCTTGCCAAGTCAGTAGCATGTCTATTAAACATTAGGCTTTGCTTTGCATTGAAACATTTAAGTAACTGCTTGCTATTAATAATGTAATCTGTATCTAGCAGGATTGTTTCGTTGTATGGCGATAGTTCGTAAGCCATTGATCTATGTTTATTATTAAATGGCAAGCTATTCCAATGGAATGGTCCATTATAGTAACGCTTCCATGTTGCAGATTTACTTTTTTCTACAGAAATAATTTGATCAAACATATCCTTTTCCTTAGGATATGCTTCTTCAATGTATTCTGATTCGCTAGTGATAAGAGTTACAGGCAATCTAAGAAATTGCTCGGAACGTTTTGCTAAAAAAATTGCTTGCTTCACATAATCAATCTGAGGATTGTTAAATGCAAAGCATATAATACCCTTTGACATTAATCTAGTAGTCCTGAAACTGATCTGTTTTTAATTAGTTGCGAATATTCTGTATGATATTTGTTAGAGGCACTAAAGTAAACATTTGTAACCTCTGTCAAAAACTTTTCTAAGTTCTTAATTTCAAACGGAGTACCGTTGTCATCTGTTAAAACTGCTGAAGTTTGTTTTGATTGCACTAAAAAGTTAACAAAATTTACAAGATCTTTTGTGGCTGTAAATTTGCCGCCTTGTGTATAAAACACAAGTTCGTCTTGATATCTATCTTTTAGTACTTGTTTCTGATTTTGAAGTGTGATATTGTAATTTGAAAAATCTATTGCCTGTTTTAGTCTATCGTCCATAAGATACTCCTACACTGTATTGTGTATTATAAACTATTTAACGGGCAATGTCAAGAGTTTTTTAAATTATGAAAGGTTTCTTGCATTAGCAAACACAGGCTTATTAACATTAACACTGTTTACGTTATTTGGTCTATTACATTGCACTGTGCTTGTTGTTCTCGGCGTTACTGCTTCGTCGAAGTTTGGATTTGGACCTTTGTCGTCGTTGAAATAAATTCTAAAACGTAGTACAGGTCCGTCGGTTGCATCTTCTTTTGCCTGAATTGTAAAATCGTTATCGGCATAAGAGCTTGCAGTTTTTGTAAAAATAGTTTGATACGATGTAGTTAAATCAGTATGTCCAATAACTGTGCCTTCTGATCCATTGCTTGTAGCAGAATGACCAAATCTTACTAGTCCAACATTAGTAAGTAAGTTTCTCCAGTCAGTATCAATTGCACCGCCTCCTGAAGCAAGACTTCCACTAAACACAATTTCGCCGCCAGCATTAAAAAATGCACGTCTATGATCACTTGCTGTCATATTAGTTGTAGTGCCGTCACCATTAGTAACGTTGTATGCTTGGAAAGTTACAGTAACTTCATGATAAATTGTGCCGTTCCAGTCTGTGTCTGTAAAGGACGAAACACCCGTTTCAACACCAGACTGTCCTGTAGCAATATTTAAACGGTCGGAAACAACGTCTAAGCTCAGTGCTTCAAACTCTGCCATACCTTTTTTAGTAGTAGGATTAGAATCTTCAATTAAGTCGCCAACTGCCATATCAGCAATTTCGCTAGGCAAAGAACCTGTCTGGTGTACCCTTGCTTTCTTAATATCTTCAAACAGCCTTGACATATGATCTGCTTCGACTGTTGCATTTGCTGAAACTTGGAAACTTGATAGTGCCTGCCCGTATCCTTCGTCGCCTGCACCTTTACCCATTACACCGTTAATTCTTGCTTGTAACTGGTTGTAACGAGCCGCTGTAATTGTATCGCCTACTGCCATTGTTAACTATCCTATTATCTACTAGTTTTATTTATACTTTTAAAAGACATTCAACAAGTTTTTCTGATGCGTCACTATTTGATTCTAAAGCAATACCTACTAAGTCACCGGCACCTTCTGCAGATGCAAGCCCATTCTGTGCAACAAAAACTCTATCGCCTTTATTAACAGCACCAAGAATTCTAACAGGAACACGCCCTTTAAGTGCAAGTGCTTCACCTTCTGCATCTGCATTCATTAAGTATGCTGGCTTTTCACTAATTACACCAACTGCAACGTCTCCAGGTTGTGCAACGTCTGCTTCAAAATCTTCATTAGCTGAAATTGCCATTACTGTGCCAACCGGTGAATCTCCAGTTGCAGTACTGTATACTTCTGCTAAGTCAGCATATTTTGCTTGTGTAGCAGTACCGATAAATTCGTTTGCTGTAATATTTGCACTAGCATCTCTAATTGCAACTGTGTTGTTTGTTGCAGAAGTAGACCCTGGTAAGTCACTACCACTTACTCTTACAGCAGAACTTGATGTAGCAAGACCATTGAACGAATTAGCATACATTGTTCTCCATTTAAAACTAGCACTTCCTAGATCAAACGAAACTGTTGTAAGTGGATTGATGCCTGTTTCTAATACCTGTGCAACGTCGACTTCTTGTGCGTTATCAGTAACGCTAAATTTAATTTCGTTGCCTACTTGGTTTTTAATAACACCTTCATTGTCATTTTCAATAGCAATTAATAAATCGTTTGACGTTCCTACTGTTAGTCCAGCGTCTGTAAATCTTGCAATAGTATTAAATACTGCATCTTCGCCTGGAGTAGATTGAATAAAGTTAGCCGCGTCAACTCCGCCTAATTTAAGTGCGTTTGTGGCTGTACCCCAATATCTATGATCCGAACTTGTGACACCTAGTGTACTATCTGTAGTATTACGGAGTGTTAATCCTTGACGTATAACATCAAATCCAGTAATAGCATTTTCACTATCGCTACTATCAATTGTAAATTGTGTAGAGCTAGTTATAAAAATTGTTTCGTCATTTACAACTGCTCTAATAACTGTTTGAATGTTTCCTACAGTATCTCTAACTTCTGTAGTAACCATTTGGGTAATAGTATCGCCTTGGCTTTGTGGTCCAATTAAAACAAATCCTCCGTCTCCGGAATTAGCATACAATTGATTGTTCTCGTTATCCCACCAAAAATCGCCTTCTGTTAATCCAACTGGCTGTGTTGTGCTTACTTCTGCACCGCCTGTTGTACGGAATTTTGCACCGTCATAAAATTTTAATTTACTGTTCGAACTATCAAACCAAATCTGTCCGCTGATAGGTCTTGCAGGTGATTGTGAACTACTGAAGTTTTCAAGCAGTGAAACTAGATTTTCATTTTCAATTTCACCATAGCCTGCATAGTTTTTACCAACTAACTTCAGATCCGTTGTTTGGTCAATGGTACCGTCCTCAACAACTGTAAGTTGGGTTCCGTTTGTCCTATTAATAATGTATGCCATTTTATTATTACCCCTGAATTACAATGTATTTATGCTTATACGCTAGATGTTAAATCTTGTATATAAGCCCATTGGCCCCCTACTACTCTAAATAGTTTCAATGTTCTGTCTACAGTCAATGCCACATTACCACTAACGTTAGTAAATGTCAAGTCTGCGATAACACTTTCAGAACCATCATCATTACCGTTTCCGTCTAATTTCTGTACTGCAACTGTAGTTTTTTGTAGTGCCGCAACAAGATCTGCTGATTGGAAAGTTGCTGTTGCACTTGTTGTATCAGTACAATGTATTTTTGCTTCACTGCCGTTTTCTTTAGTATTAGCAGGTGCAATATCTTCTAACACACTTGCTATTTGGTTATTTGTTAAACCTGTAATATCTAAAGCAAGTGATAGTGTTTCTGTATTAATTGCACTATCTACATAGGCTTTTGTTGCTACATCCTGAGCATTTGTAGGATCTGCAACGCCTGTAATCTTTTGATTGTTTGTAATATTAATATCGCCGGCACTGGTGATATTTAATCCGCCACTTGTTGTAGTTATAGTTGTACCGTTAATATTAGTATTGTCTACATCTAATGATGTTAGTGTGCCAATGCTTGTTAAGCCAGGTGCTGTAGTTCCTGTAATAAGAGTTACACCGCCTGATCTTAATGTATTATTTTGAATATCTATGTTTACATTAGATGTCCAAGAATTAGTAACTTGGTTCCAAAGGAATTCTTTGCCTCCTTGTGCAGACTGTAATATAATGCCGCCGCCATCTGCTTGTAAATCGCTAATTAGTGTACTATCATCTGTAATACCTAATTCAATATTTTTATCTTTAACACGTAGTACTTCAGTTTCAATACCAATTCTTGAACCTTCAATAATTAAATCGCCGCTAATTCTAGCGTCACCATTTACATCTAATGTATACTCAGGCAATGGTTGGAATAATCCAATATGTTTGTCTGTTGTTTTGATTGTAATTGCATCAACCGGACCGTCTGTTGTTCTAACACGAACTCTGTAGTCATGTCCAGTAAGTTGGTTTTCAGTAACAAACGTTGTACCTAGTACATAACTTTTATTGTTTTGTGATAAACCAACAGTAATACCATTACTATTTTGTACAATTAACGATCCGCTTGTAGTACCGTTTGTATCTGCTGGAAGAAACTGTGCCGCACGTCTTAAGTTTCCATTTGCATCAATAAGTGCATCTGCTTGAGCCGCTGTACCGTTCCATCTAAAATCAACTTCAGCAGTATTAAATCCTTTTTTAAGTTGTCCACTAAATCCCGGAATTTCTTGTCCAACACCCGGTGTAAAATCAATGTTAGCAAACACACCAACAATACTGTTACCAATGTAAAACTTAATAACTGTACGACTTGTATTCTGTGTGTCAAGTATTGTATCAACAACTGTTCCTGTAATACCTTGGAATGCACTATAGTCTGGACCAACTAATACTAAGTCAGTACCATCAAAAAAGTACATTTGGTTTGTTTCGTTGTTGATCCAAAGGTCGCCAGCAACCATGTTAGGCTGTTGTGCAGAAACAATAGGGCCGCCGCCTGTAGTAAACTCTGTTCCTGTATATACTTTTAGTCTATTAGTACTTGTATCCCACCAAAGTTGACCTGCTAATGGATTTGCCGGTGCGGAAGTGTTAGCAAAATTTTCAAGCATTTTAACAAAGTTTTCGTTAATGCTTTCGCCAAACCCTGTATAATTACGACCAATGAGCGAAATATCAGTTGAAGTTGTATCTAACTGTCCATCTGCTAGGTCAGTTAATAGTCCTCCATTTGTTTTATTAATTTGATAACTCATTAGCCCCCTACTCCTGTATAAATGATATAGTTCATTGTTGTGAACGGTTGCATAACATCAAATGGCTCGCCAACTGAACTTTGAGTCAGGATACCACCGGACGTTGGATATGCTTGTCCTGCTTGCGAACCTGTTGGTGCATCGTATTGAATACCTTCTGGGTCTGTAGGAACACCTTGAATATCTCTAATAACATAGTACTGGTCACCTGATGGTCCACGTAAATCGTGTTCGTGTTCTGGTAAGTTTTCAACAGCAATGTTTTTCTTCTCATCACCACCTGATTGTCCAATAACATCTGCTGAAACGTTTGTTACCCTGCCCGAGCTTGATCCGCCCATGTTGTCAGCACCTAATGGTTGTCTACCTCTTAAGTCAGGTACAGCAAAGTTACCTGAAGTTGTAAGTGCTTGGTCTTTATATCTATAACTAATAATTCTAAACAGTTCTAAGTAGTCAGCAATTCGATACTCACTACCATCACACAATAACCATCCTGCAGGTGCAACAGCACCTGCATATGGAGTAACTACACCAATTGGTGTAGTTGGAACAGCATCAAGCAAGTTACGCTGTGAGATTTTATATACACCCGGTGTACCTGATGTTCTGTTAATAATAAATTCGTCGTCAATATTTGACACAGAAACTTCTGTCTTATCAGCAATAAATGTATTACTAATTGTTGTTTCAAACTGTTTAGTTGTGCCGCCTGTTTGTCCATCAAATGATATTTGCGTCGAACTAACGTCACCTGTAATTTGGAATGTTGTTGCTTGTGCTAGTTTGTTTGTGCTACCAGAACGTCCTGATACTGTACCAGTAACGTTACCAACTAAGTTACCAGTAAACGATGTAGCATAAACATTTGCCCACTTAGTTGTACTAGTACCTAAATTATTTGTATTGTTGTTTTGTGGAACAATATTTGAAGAATTAATTTGGTCATTAAATGTTGCTTCTTGTCCAACAAACAGTTTTTTAGCAATACCAATACCGCCTGTTGTTCTAATACTACCTGTACCAATACTGCTTGAATCTGTAGTGCTGTTTACAATTAATTCACCACTGCTTTGAATATTACCAGTAACGTCTAGTGCTTCTACTGGGCTTTGGTTATTAATACCAACTTTTTCTGTAGAGTCGACTCTTAGTACATTTTTCTGCACACCTAAGTTGTTTACTCGCAAATCAATACTTGCACCAGATGTTAAATTACTAATAACGCCTGAACTTCCTTCTACAGCAAAACTAATAAGTCCGTCTTGTCCAACTTGTAAACCAGTGTTATTTCGAATAACAATAGGGCTAGTTGTTGTACTTGTAATGTCTGTTCTTAAAAAGTTAGTAGATGGTACTGTTGCATCTCCAACAACTAATCCTTCTGCTTTTTCTGCTGTACCGTAGTACTTTAGTGCATCGCCTGTTGCGTTTACTGACGATAAATTAAAGCCTGGCTTAATTCCTGTAAATCCCGGAATAGTTGCTTTAGGTGTAAATTCTTTTGTAGAGTAAATTACAATAACACGACCTTGTACTTCAACTTGTAACACAGTGTAGTTAATATCGTCTGTACCAACTAGTACTGTCGGTTTAGTACCAGTAAGCAAACCGTCACTGAATTCAGGACCAACTAGTGTCCATCCAGAACCTGTAAAAATGTACAACTGGTTATTGTCTGTGTCGCTCCATAAATCGCCTGCAATAGCAGTAGCGGCGTCTGGCTCATTGTCACCTTTCTTAATACCACTAGCATTTACCCAACTAGTACCGTCATAAATTTTAAGACTGTCAATTCCTGGAGTATTATCATACCATAGTTGACCTTCAACTGGGTTTTCTGGAGCAGTAGTGCTTGCAAAATTTTCTAGTATTTGTAGGAAGTTTGTACCAATAACAGCACCATAACCACTAGATCCTGAACCAGGAATTCTTAATGTTGTAGTGTCATTAATAGTTCCGTCTTCAACGGTAATGCTTCCTTTGTTAGGGTCTGTATAGTTAATATTATAAGCCATTATTCATTGAATCCTGATAAACTTTGTACCCTAACTGTGTAATCAATTTGAATAAGTCTATTCAACGATTTTTGTACTGGGTGAAAAATTACGTGTGTTAGCAATCTACCTTGTCCGTCTGGACTGTATGCTAACAAACCTAGTTCGTCAAATACATATAAACTGTTTGCATTTGCGGAATTATCAATAGCATCTTGTCCATCTGGCTCACCGTAGTCTAACAAACAAGTTACTAGAATGTCTGTGTAGTTTGTGCCGCTTACGTGGCGTGTTTCAATCTTGTTTCTAGTAGGATCAACATTGTTTACACTTCTATCATCTACAATTTTCTTAAATGTTTGGCTATATAGGCTTGCATTTGTACCTGTGCTGTTTGGTGTTAAGTATGTAATAATACCAGTAGGATCAATGCTAGTACCACCATTACCAAACGCCATTTCATATATGAAACCTGTGCCTTGATTACTTAAACTTTCTGCTAACGAGATACTCATATTCTCGTAATGAATTGCATTTCGCTTGTCTACAATAACCTCTCCGGAAGAGGGGTCCCATATCTTAATATGGCCTTGTAGTAACGTACCGTTTGTGTCTTTAAATTTGTCTGTCATTTTTTGATCCTATACACTATATTTATTCAGGTAGCTCGGCTTCTTTGGATTTCAAGAAGCGTGTGATTGAATTTTCTACATCTTCTAGTGATTCTCCAAGCGGCGTCCATAGTTTTCCTTGTTTTTTAACTATAATTATGCTTTCTCCTAGCACAGGGGTTCTAGTAAGAACTAAGTTGCTATTTTCAACAGTAAATTCTGCTGGAACAGTAACATCGCCTTCCGGCGAATCTTGATTGACCGTGATATCAAATACTTTTACGGCTGATTTTCTTAGTCTCTTGCCTCCGACAAACACTTCTAGTTCATTTACCGATGACGGTGTGTACCCTAAATCAAAGGTATTTGTACTGTCGTCGCCGGTGTGTTTAACTTGTACTGTTTCATCTTTGTATGGAATAGTTTGTGTATAACCTTGATTATACACAACACTGCCTGCATCATGTACATGTTTAACACCTGTTCCTAGTGTGCCTCGTGTAAGTTGTTTTAGTTTGTTACCTTCTTTAACAAAATACTCAATTCTTTCGCTGTTAATAAAAATTACACCTGGTAAGTTAATTGCACTATTTGGCTCTGGTAATCCTTCGGCATTTTCAAGCACAATCTTATTATCAAACACGGATAAATCTTCTGCTAGTCTGTATGCACGATCATCACCTAAACGTTTATATACAGTTCTATTAAAGATATCTTTAAACTGTCTAAACGCAAATCTATTAGAAGTAATACCTGTAGTACCAAATTGAATTATGTCAATCTGATCGTTGTCTGCTATTTCATTTAAAATTTTAACAAAGTTTCCATCTTCTGTAACATAGTAGTCTACATTAGGAGTTAATAGATCTCCGTTAATAGTTACCCAAGCATATTGAGAGTCTTTTGCTTTAATATCTAATTTAATAAGTCCATTTCTTAATCTGTGATATTCTTCATGGTCATCGGTACCAACTGTTAATGTTACCCTATTAACTGCATCGAGTCTTGTTCTTTCAATTGCTTGTACATCATGTTTTGCAAAATTATATATAGACACTGTGTCACCGTCAGCAGGGGCATCATTTAATGTTACTGTTGCTACGGTGTCAGCAACTGTTAAAGTATAATCTGCATCAGCAGTTACAAATATTTGAAGTCTGTCACCATCTTCTCCTACTCCATCAAACAACTCAACTGAGCTGTTAAACGGTCTAATGATATAATCAACTGCTGGCACAAGTGCTTTGCCGTTTAGTAGTAAAACAATATCATCACTGCCTAGTTTGCCTGGCGGTTGTTGGTATGTTCTTAACTGATATTCTCTTGCTGTTGAAATAACAAATTCTTCCTTGTATCCTGCGGAAAGTATCTTGTTATTCTTTTTAACAATAATATTTGATAATAAAGGTATTGTTGCAAATGGAATTCTTGACAATGCAAATGCAGAAGTTGATCCGTCACCTGTAAACGTATCAATACCAATCTGACTAAATGTTTTTTCTGTCCCGGTATATATTGCAAAATTAATAACTTTGCCTTCTTCCGGCGGCAAACCAAAGTCAAATCCAATTTTATTATTAGCAGTTTCTATAACAACATATTCCGGTTCTTCTCCATCCATAGAAAGATATGAATTTGATTCTTCTGTATAAGGAACATTTGATTCATATACAATAGTGCTTCCGTCTGTTTCAAACGTTCCAATATCTAAAATACCGTTACCATTTGAGGTTAATGAAATAATATTAATTTCATCTGTGTTTGACAACGCACTATCAAATGTTACAGTTTTGTCTTTGTAGTTTACAGTATAGTTACTAACAACTATGCCGTTAACTTTAACCATAAGTGCATCTTTGTTTTGTGGTAGGAAGTCAAACTTGTAAGTTAATACACTACTATCTGCAGAATATACATTACTGCTGATTTCACTTCCGCCAGTTCCTACTCTGTGGAACACTTTAATATCAACTGTATCTAAAACTTGTCCTGGAACTAGTTCTTCGGGACCTTTCGATGTAGTCGGTGTTACAAAACCGTCACCGTCAATATTAATATCTTCTGCATTAATACCTTTTGCTGTTGTATATCTTAAATTGCCTCCATCAACAAGTGTATCATATGACTTAGGGTCAGGAATGAAACTACCATCACTAGTTTCTTTGCGGATAACAATAATGTCGCCTGCTTCTGTTGGAATTAATTCTTCATCAATAGTTACTGTTGTAGTTGTGCCGTCGCCTGTGATACTACGCATTTTAGCATTTTTGTTTGTGATAGACGTACTATCTTCACTGCTTGTCCATGCTTCGTCGTCAATACGTACACCATTTAAGTATACATTGTAAACAACTCCATTTTCTAAAGGCTGATTTAATTCAAATACACTTGTGCTTCCATCTAGAACAAAAACTTCATCTTCGTAAGTAGTATCAAATACATCAAAAGCACTTTCATTCCATCTGTCGGCGTTCCAACCTGCTCCGCCGCCAAAGTCAATACTTGTAACTTCTACGCCGCCGTAATCAACACCATCCATTAGCTGTGATAAATCGTTTGCAAGTTGTCCAGTAGTAGGATTGTACAGTAAATTAATTCTATCTTGTGCATCTAACAGTTCTGTACCTTTTTTGTACTGAACTGTGATTTCGCTATTTGCATTAGGTGCTGTATTAAATAGGATTCTGCCTTTATATCTATCGTACCCTTTAGTAGTATCCTTCTTGTTATCATATGTGTATTGACTTCTTAACGCCTCAACACCATTTACAAGCACTGTAATATTAGTGCTAATAACATTCATAGGATATTTTAGTTCAAATACTTGTTGATTAGGCTGTGATGTAAATGTTTCAGTTTCATCAAGTGTTGTAATTAAGAAATTACCAGTAGTTCTATCAAATTTAACAACAACATGAGCACTTCTAATTTTTCCGTTGCCTAGTTGTGCGGCCGCTCTACCAGCAGATCCGTCATCATCAAGACTTCCTTCAATAATAATTTCAGGTGGTGTAATATATCCAGATCCTGGCTTAGTAACTTTAATGTTTGTAATCTTGCCAGCACCAATAAATGCTTCTGCTTTTGCACCAGAGCCGCCACCGCCTACAATTTTAATAATAGGTTTACTTAGATAACCGCTACCGCTATCAGCAATAACAATATCTGTTAATTCAAAGCCGACATTTTCTGCCCAATGTCTATTTGGATATGAACTAATATCTGCAATGCCAGTTAAAATCTCACCATCAACAACTTGTACTTCTGGTGCATGTATTTTACCTAATACTGCATTGTACTTAGGAGGTAGATCAAAGTCTGTTGCTACAATACTGTTAGTTTCAGTTTTTTCATATGAGCTAACATATTCTCTAACCTTAGTCTTAAATGGCTTTGCTTCATTGACATAATCTTCGTAACTAGACAAGTTATCATTTTGGAATGTAATCTTTTGTGCTAGATCTCCAAAGTTGTGTTTTGCTTTTACAAAACTTGTTTTAAATGCCCAGTCTACAAAATTCTGTTCTGAGAATACATAACGCAATCCTACAAAGAATAATTTATTCCATTCAATTTCTAAATCATTAATATAAATTTTGTTTTTAACTACATCTAAAATAATTCTTAATTCAGTAATTGGTTGTACATCATAGAATTGACTATCGTAACTGATACCGTCGTAACCTGTATTAGAAATTAATGTATCGTAGATTTGTTGTTTAAACTGAATAGTTCCGTTTTGTCTACCAATAGTTTCATAGTTTACAGTATAATCTACATTTTCTTGATCATCAACTTTACGTAGCAATAGCCAACCGCCGCTACCAATACTTGTGATCTTAACAACTTGACCGACTGTAACATTGATGCTATCTAACTGATATGCATAATCAATTGTGTGGTTAATTACCGTAAACTGATTATAGCCAGTCTTGTACCAATCAATATATTCCCAATATAACGATACATCATATGCCTGGCTTTCTACCCGGCTATAAGTACCTGAATAAGAATATATTGCCCATCTGCCGCCGATGTTTTCATCGCTGTTTACTAATACAGAGAACTTTCTAATTGAAATTCTTGCACTATTTGAATAGTTTTTACCAGATTTAAGAATACGTACTCTTGCAATAGATCCGTTTTCATCTATAGTAATATCTAATTCTGCATCCTGACCTTTTGAATCAATAATTTTGTACGTAGGTGCAACTGTGTAGCCTTGACCTTTGTCAGTAATAACAATATCTACAATTCGACCGTTTTCGATTACAGGACTAATTACAGCCGGTTTAGCAGAACTTACGTTTACAAATCTTAATTCTGCAACAGTATCAACAGTAGTATCGTATTTTCTTTCTGCAAATGCTGGTGCAGGATCTTTATCGTCTAAACTAGAAATATCATATGCATCTAAAATTAAAATGTCTTTAATAACATAATTAATTCTTTCAATAGTTTGCTTGAGTGCTTCTTTTCTATTTACAAACCAACTTTGTCTTGGTACATTTTGATTACCATACTTTTGTTTTGCACTTAGATTTAAATCAGGCACAGGACGGTTTTGTAAATCATAACCAACTAAACTGTCAATCCACTTATCTTCAACAATCTTAGAAGGCTTACTTGTTTTAAGTCCGTCAGTAACAATTTGATATTCTCTATGAATGTTTTGTTGTTGATTTTCATTAATCCAATATCTAATGCTTAGTGCAATATCGTTATCTCTAATTAAACTTTCACAATTATGTAAAGCAAATTGACTATTGCTATTCATTGTTAGATACTTGTAATTTTGACTATCTGGATCTTGGATATACTGTGATACATCATACGCACTTACAAATCTACCCGGAACGTTCGGAATTGTTTTCTTACCTTTGACCCAGAAATAATATTTTGTGCTAAACGTTTTGCTCGCAGTATCATAAACACGTTTACTACTATATGCATTATCTCCGTAAAGAGATTTTCCGCTTATTCCAGCAACGATTCCAGCTTCAGTGTCTGCCCGAGCGTCCCATCTTGACGGAATAACAGTTGATTCAACCCATTCGTAAATATCAATTGATGCTCCAGTAAACAGTTTGTTAAATTTGTTTGTGCTTGAAATAATATCACCTTGGTATGGATTTACAAATTTTGCTGTAGATATATCCCACCAAATTTTTCCAACAAACTCATCTGTTGTAGGATTAAGAGTATCTTCGTTTGCTGTATTATCAACTACAATATTATACTGTGCAATATCATAAGGTGTTTTAATACTAATTTCTTGTTCAGCAGGTCCTGCAATAGCACCTTGAATTGGATCTAATATATCTACATATGTAAGTAATTCATTAGTTTTAGTATCATAAAGGAACGCACCATTAAACTTACTAATATCAACTTGATCAATTGGTGATCTTAATTCAGACCACATAAAAGTATTTTTATCTTTTCTAAAGTCAATTACTTTACCGTTAATATTATTTCCATCTTCAACTTCTTCAGTGTACAAAGTTAATCCTACGTACACGTGATTATTAACAATTTTAAAGTTGTCTGCAAAGAAAATTACATCCTTATTATATGAAAGTGTTTGTCCGTACAAAAACTTGTTATTGTAGTTTTCATATAACTCAATTGTTCCACTGTCTTGATCAACTTGAGTAAATTGTGTAACTTTATTATCAAACGAAGTTTGATCGCCATCAAATGATGTTTTGTTAACAATATCACCGCCTACACTACCTACTGCAAGTGTTCCGTTGTTATATTCAACTCTACTACCAAACTGTACGTTTAGTCCTTGATCTGGTCCATAAACTGTTTGAGATAAAACAAATGTTCCGTTTTGCTGTTGGTAACTGTAAACTGCACCGTTAGCTCTATTAATTGTGTCATTTCTTGACGCACCAATAAAGACAACCTTACCGTCATTTGAAATAGATACATCGCTACCAAAATTTTCATCTTCAGATAGGTCACTTTCTAAAAGTTGTGAATACTGGTATCTTCCGTTGTTTAATCTGTATACTGCAACTTTACGTACAGGATTTACTGGGTCATAATCAACAGTAACAACAAGTACTTGTCCATCTTCACTTACATCGTACTTTTCGCCAAACGCAAACAAGTTAGTTTGGTTTAGTGTACTATCGCCAATTTCGATACCAGATGTATTTGGCATGAATCCTAAGACATCGCTTGCTTCGGTTACAACTTCCCAGAACTGAGAATTAAACGGTTGTGCGATTAGGTTTGTAGTTAAACGATAAATTTCACCCGAATATAATACTAGTTCATTTTCGTAATAGTCAATTGTAGGATCAAATACGCCTCTGTAATTAGGATCCTTGTTTAACAACCAGTCTGTATCTGCATCTTTTTTGTATACATAAATTTTGCCAGGAAGGGTAGTAGTTCCGTTTCCTTTAGCATGTATTAATGCTAGATAGGTATTATTATTTTTTCTAATTTTAATTTGATTACCAAACTGTAGCCCGTCTACTGCATCTGGAACTGTATAGTATCCTAAAGTATTATAGAGCAAGCCGCCGGACTTTTCAAAAAATCCTACAACACCTTCGTTGGTTCTTCCACTTGGATCAGCACTTACATCAATTGGAATATTTCTTACCTCTGTCCAGTCAAGGTTTAATCTATTTGGAGGAGTGCTTGTTCTAGTAATACCTGATTTTGTATTTTCAAAGTAAACAAAATATTCTAAATCTTCTAATACAGTAGCAGGAGATACTGCTATATTTTCTCCTGTATCAATAACAATCGCTCTACCTGCATTTGTTGTTGCAAGTTCTGAAGAAATAATATTACCAATAAGTCTTTCTGTTGAATCATTTAGGAAGAAAGAACAGGTACTAATGTCATCGTTATCGGTACCTAAGCTCCAACCGTCTGTAGCATTTTTAACAAAAATCTTAACTCTGTCAAACAATCTAATAACGTTTGTAACTGTTGCACTAGCATTTGTAGTTTGGTCAATGACTTGATCGCCGACTTCCGGAATAAATGGATTTCCTTGCAGGTCAAAGTTAGTATACAAAACTACAATTTCACCGTCCCAAATATCATCCACAGTATGTGTGGCTCCATTTAGATAGTCAAATGTTAATCCAATAGCTTCTGGGCTTTGTACAATATTGTTTACTTTTAGTTCGTTTAAATAAAATCTAAAAGTGTCACCGACTTCTAAATCAGCGTCAACAGGTGATCTAAAATACCAGCGAGTATCTAATCTTTCAATTTCTGTTTGGCCTTCAATAAAACTTAGTGTTTCAATGTGGCTAATTGGCGTTACTTGTATAGCACTTCTAGTTTGTAGATTATCAAAAATGTTATAATAATCTACAGGAGTTGTTGACTCTTCTTGTTTAATAAAGTCTTTGTAAATTAAGTTAGGATTAGTTTCTGCAACTTCGGTACTATTAAATGTTGTACCTACATCTACATACCACCAACCGTTATATCCTGTGTATTCTGTAGCAAATAATTTTTCATACTCGCCCAAGAAAACAATTCCACTATACAACTCACCGGTTTCTGCAAAGTCGCCATTTACATCTTTAACATAAATTAAAGTTTTATTATCTGGATTATTAAATCTGTATTGCACTGTTCCTTTACCTAGTGTACTTGTAATAGTATCTCCTACTCCAGGAACTGCCTGAGTGTTATCAATTAATAGGATAACATCAATTTTATCTACAATAGTGTGCTGTTTAGTAAAGAACTGTTTATTTAAAACTGCATCGCCGTTAAACGGTGAATACCCTAAAGGAGTTTTAGTAGTAAATTCATTCCATACTGTATTAAACTTGTCGCCAACTTTAGATGCTTCATACATATCCGAAGGTGCTCTAAACAATACATGGTTAGTAGCTTCGTCTGCAAAAGAATAGTTTCCTCTAATTACATATTCAATATCCGGATATGCTTGTGTTATTGTATCATATTTTTCATCTAGAACAATCGCAGTTGATCTAAATGTATTTAGAGAGGTAATTTCTGCAGGCTGTACTGTACGTCTAGCTAGCCATAATTCTTCAGTGTATTTTACAATATCACCTTGGTTGTAAGTAATTGCTGGGTCATATTGTCCTACAAATTGTGACTTAACATCTGATGCACCTGGAGCACCCACTGCAATATATTTGCCGTCTGTACTTATTGCGACTGACTTGCCGAAGTCGTTATTTGTAGTCCACAAACTGGCAGGCTCATTAATAGTACTTACTAGGTTAATAGGACCAAAGTCTGTTTGTCTATTATAGATATTAACATTAGAAGTATTAATCGACGAATCATTAACACCAGGATTACCTAGCACAAGATTAGCATTATTGCTGTCTATATCAAAACTAGTAGCAAAGTCTACACTAGAAGTATTTGTAATTTCTTTGTCTGCCAAGAAACGCTTTTCATTTTCTAGCACACTCCATTTTCCACTACCGTTGTCATCCAACCAAACAGTTTCTTTATCATAAAGTTTGGTATCAAAAACAAGTTGGTTTAATTCTTCTGGAGAACTAATTCTTGCAGGTGTTAAAATTGTTATAAATCCTTCAAGATCTGTATTTTCGCTTCCTGTTCCCTCAACAGTAATTTTATCAAGTTCTACACTTACTACTTTATAAAACTTGTCAAAAGGAGTATTTACAACACCGAATATTTCTCCCACTTTAACATCAAAAATTCTATCAACTGTTATTTGGAATCCACTCGATGATTGTGTAGAAGAAAGAACTTTAACATTTGTCGGGCTTGACTTATACACATTCCAACTGTTATCAACATTACCTACCCAAATATAACTACCTGTTTCTACACTATCTATATTAAGACTTAAGATATCATCATAAGTTGCAACTGTAAAATCAACATCTTCTTCAGTAACATATCCTGCTGTATTAATATAATCTTTAAATTTATATTCTGTAGGGAACGGCTTATGATCGTAATTATTAGGTTTTAAGTAAATGTCTTTTCTTTCAAGTTGTTTAATAAGTGTTGTATCTTGAGTATCAATTCTATCAACTAATGTAAATGGCTGAGGACTTAATCTCATATCCTCTTCATTTATCTTAATCTCAAATTCTTCATAACCTGATGTTGAACCATACTGGCCGTTTAGTATTGCCCATTCTTCAAAAAATTCTAAACTATCTTTGTTAGCACTTCCTAATTTATCAAAAAGTTTTGTAAGAGCATTTTTTGTACCTTTATCTCTAACAAATCCTTGATAAAACTTAAACTGGCTTACACTGTCTGGAATAATATTTTCCAAGTACTTACGTTTTTGATAGCCAATTAAATGTTGTGCTAAACGCTGTTGATCAATATCAAAATTATCGCTTTCTAAATCATAAAAATCTGCAAACTGGTTTGTTTTGTATTCAAAGTTTGGAATTAAGCCTGCTTTAGGTTCTCTTGGTAGTCTAGACCATACAGAATTTTGGAATGATGCGGCACCTGGAATTTTTGTAATTGCAGTATAATAAAATGCTTTATATTTTACAATATCTCCAATAGCATAATCTTTCCATGCTGTCCACTCAGTAACTACTGCACTATCATAAATGAAGCCTGGAATATTTAATCCGCCATTCCATTCGTCTGATCTGTAACCTAAAACTTTAATACGTTCTTGTCTGTATCCGCTAGGCTGGTCAAAGATAATATCTCCAAACACTGTATTATTGTCAATAATAACAACATGCTCTTTTTGTACTACTGGAATTTTAATATGATAAATTCCGTCTGCGGTGTTTTTAGTAGCTAGACCAAATTTATTTGATTTGTCTCTAATTGTTCCGCTAAATTCTGGTTGGAACTTTTTGCCGTCTGCCTTTAATAAACTATAGTCAAAGAAATTATCAAAAATATCATCAACAACTGAATATTCAGATTCAAATTCAAGTTTGTCTGCACCCGGACTAAGTGTGATTAATGTTCCTGCCTTCCAACGCTGTAAACTCCAGAACATAAATTCTTTTGCACTAGTTTTCCAAGTTACAACATCGCCAATTGCTTGGTTATATGTATCAAAAATAAATCCTTGTGATTCTAAATAAGCACCGTATCCTAATAAGAAATCAACAACACCCTGAACATCTGGGAATAGAGTACCGTAAGGAACTTCTTGGATTTCTTTGTCAAAGATTTTTGCAAAGGTAGCCGATACTCCGCCAGTTTCAGGCAAGTACGGAAGTTTAGCAAAATATTCAAGATTAGGTGATTCGTCTGTATTGTGTTTTACAGTTACTCTATAATAACTATCTCCAATTTGTACAAGTTGACCTTGTTCATAAATTCTATTTGACTGATAGGTAACAAAATTTTCACTAATACCGCCTATACGAATAGTTGTATCATTTTGCTGTTTTATAACAGGATAAGTTCTAAATGCTGGTGATGATCTATCATATCCTCGTACAGTATAACCTCTAGATTGTTTTTCAACAATAACACCGCTATAACTATATCTTTCTAAAGGTGTACTTGTGTTTAAGAAAATATTATAATTTTCTTCCGGAACAAAAATATTTCCTTCGTTATACGGAGTTCTACTGTCTAGTATTAGTTTAAATTTTTCTTGTTGTGTAAATCCGCCAAGTTTAAATCCTAACTGATAAGAAATATTGTTTATATCAGTTTTGTAAACTGAATACAAATAGTTAGAATTTCCTCTAAGCATTCCTTGCATATAGTTTACTAGTCCCGACGTATAAACTCTTTGGTCATCTTCTGCAATGTTAGGAAATACTAAATCTTGCAATCTAATTCTTTTGTTAGTTTCAGAGTAAACAAGTTCTCCTGCACTATTTCTTACAGTTCTACTTCTATCAAATGCTAGTCCAAAAACTTTTGTAGGCTGATTTACTAGCCATGCAATAATTAATGCAAATGGATATTCGCTGTTTCTACGCCATGCAGTTTCAACAGGTGCTTGATCACCAAATTTAAACGAATCTCCTGTACGTGTAGAAATTAGTCCCTGTGCAAATCCTGTTTCAGAAGGTGCAACAAGATTGCCATCCACGTCTACAGGAATGTGTTTTTGTAAATTCTTATGTCTATGCTTTATTGAATATCTTGGATTTTCAGGATCTCTAATATATCCGTTTTCTAAATCTTCCCAAAGCACTTTGTTATTTTTAGTGTATGGTGATTCGCCATAAACATCATTAAACCAAGTTGGCTTATTTTGAATACCTAAGCACACCCAAGGTTCTAAATGAGGTCTGTCTGTGCCAAAATACTTTTTGTATATGCCTCTCCAAAAACCTCTTAGAGGTTGGCCTTCTGGATCTGTAGCATGTGCATAGTTATATGTAAATCCATCTAGATTATTAAAAAACGTATGTTGCGAATAATCAATACTACCTGCATTTTCTAACCATTGGTTAAAATCTATAATTAAACTTGGATTAACTTTTTGATCTGTAAATTTAGTTGGATCATTATAAGTATCTTCAAAATCATCAATATTAAAAATACTAGGATCATACTTAATTTTAATATTATTATGGATTCTTTTTTCAAGTTCTAAAATTAATCCATCTCTATAATCGCCATATGTTTTTACAATCGATCCGTCATGTCCTTGAATTACTGTAACTAGTTCAGGATATGCATTAAAGTCTGTTGTATCTTCAACTGCTTCTTTTTTAGTAGCATTTGGCATGAAGAAAATTTTATTAGATCCTTCAAATTCAATTGCTTTTACTGTTCCAGTTCCTGCATTTAAATTATCATACTGTATTGCTTCTGCTTCGCTAGTAAACAAAGGATAGAACCAACCTAGTTTATTTCCTTCGTTCATGTTTTGACTTTTTACGCCATAGAATTTCCAAGGACCTGTAGATTCAGCATCAGTTAAAATAAACGTATCGTCCGAATAAACTTTTGGATAATATGCTGGATATAAACCTAGTTTTGTAGGAGTAGGCGGAATCCAACATCCATCTGTGCTATCGTAATCTCTAATAGTAATTAGATCATCTTCTACAATATCTATGCTTAGTTGTACAAATCCTTCAGTAGTAAAAGTATAATCTTTATCTTTAATTAATAATTCACCGTTTCTATAAACGTAAACAGCTCTGTTGTTTAACTCATCTACGCTATAAGGATTACCAATACTAAAATATTTGTTATCTTCATCTATAACAGTATACTCATATGTAACATAACCTTCGTATGCTAACATATCACTAAAATAAAACGCATCATTTTTTGTTTTTTCAGACATCATACGCTGAATAATTTGACTAACTACTGTTTCTACAGAACCGTCAACTCCTAAATTTTCAGCTGTTTGAATAAAGTTTCTTTTAAACTTAGCATATTCAGTTTTTGCATAGCGAATAGCTCTTGTAATGTCGTATTCTTTTTTAGTTGTATGTAACGAAGCAAATCCAATTAATCCAGAATGTTGTACAAACTTAGTTCCAAACTTACTTAGATTTGGAAGATCTCTTAAATTACTTGTTCCTGGAAACTCTCCTGTCCAAGCATTATTATTTTCAGTAATTGTTTTTACATGATCGTTAATTTGTCCTAGTGTAAATTCTTCAATTCCTTCATTATTAGGATTGTTTTGAAGATTAATAGGAAATTCGTAATAACCGTTATCATTTTTTGGTGCTGTTGAAACTGTCTTAATAACTAATTTCTGATCTTCAGTTATGTCTGTAAGAAATTGAACATATTTTTTAGTAGATCCGTCAATTATATCATATTCGCTAGGTAATACTTTTTTATCGTCAACAAATACACTTACTTGAATATCATTTAATAACGCGGCATTATTATAAACATCAATTTCAAAATTATTAAATTGAATGCTTGTATCATACTGTCTAACAACTGGCTGTACACTTTCTCTGTATGCTTTTACCCATGCACTTCTATAATCAAAATTTTCTCTATTGATGTACTGTTGTAATAATCCTTTACTAACTGATTCAGTAATAACTTGTGTTCCGTCTTGATACTCGAACTCTTGTCCCTCGAAATCAAAGCTAAAGGTAATGTCACCAGTATTTTCGAGTGTTCTATAAACAATAGGAAATCCTAGTTCAACATCATTTGTTCCTGTTCCTACTTTATAAGAAAATATTTTTGTGCCTGTAAATGTTGATGCTTCATAAGAAGAATAACTGTCGCCGTTGTTATCAAAAACATCAAACAAAGGCGGTTGATTGAGTTGGGTTTTTTGCTGTGCTTCTTTCCAACTACTATTAGAATAGTAATAAATTTTACCTTTGTTTTTTAACCCGTTTGTAACAATTACTGTTTCATTATCTAATGGATCAGTATCTTCTGTTTCTCTTAATGCAATTTGACTTTGATTGTTGATTGTAAGAATATCTACTTCGTAAATTTTTCCGTTGACTCTTACATCAGTATCAGCATTAAATAAAATTCTCATTCCTTTTACAATATCAACACCATCAATATTGTAACCTAATTGACCTTCAACATTGCTAAAAACATCTTTAGTAAAATTATCAATCAAATCAACTGCTGTTTTAGACTTAGATCCAAAATTAAATAATTTTAATCCTGCTTCAAATTCAATAATAGGTCTAATTGCTCTGCTTGTTTGATCAACATCAAACGGAATATCTAAAATTTCTGCTGTTGTTTTTAGAACATCTTGATGTACCCATTTGTTATATCTTGTCCATTGATTGCCGTCAACACTTTGTCTACTAATAACAATATAATCTTTGGTTCCTGCATAACCTAATGCATTATCAAAAGGTTGCTTATCAAAAGGATTTGCATCAAACTCAACATCTCTATCTTCAATATAGTCTGCTTGAATTTTTAGATCGTTTGCATTAATAAGTTGAATACTTTTTCCAACACCTTCAACTACATATTCACCTGTGGCATATTTTTCAGGTAGTACAATACCATCAAACTTTATTTTCATTCCGTTTGATAATTTATGTCCTGAATTTAGTGTATAACTTGTTTTACCAATGATTTCTTCTTCAACATTAATTTCACTGTTTTCTTCAATGTTTTGAATTTTAATTAATCCGCTTGCTTCAATACTGTTACCATTTACATAAAATAAGTAATCAGGAGCATTTAATGGAACTTCAAATGTAACAACACCTTGTTCAACTTCATTTTCAGATAGTCCGTTATTATATAAAAATTCAGTATCAGTAGTATTTTTAGTTCTAATACTAAACGGCATGTTAGGTGCGTCTACATTAAATGTATATGTTTGTCCTCTGTATAGAGTCAGTGTAGGATTGCTGTTTACATTATTTCTATCAAATGCATATGCACTGTTATCTGTATTATCAACAGGAAATACATCATAAGATAAATCTAAATCTCTTGGCTCGCCTAATACAGTAATACTATCAGGACCGTTTGGTAACCAATAGTATTCTCTATAGTTTGTAATCATATCCCAGTTAATGTGTGGATTCCAAGAATAATATTCTTGTTGATTTAATACACTATGATCTGATACGTCTGCTGAACGAATTCTTAAACTGTTAATATAGTCTCTATAATCTGCATAGTGAGATACATTTTCTAAATTATCCTTAATTACTAAAGCAGGCTCTAATTGATAGTCTTGTCTACTTTGAGAAACATCACTAATATAGTTGTCAGTATTTTTAAACGCTTTAGAATTTCTTCTACCAATATATCCGTCTAGTTTTTCAACTACACCTGGACTAATTAACTGATCTAAAGTAGCAGATAGAAATTTTTCGTTAGCAACTGTTCTAAAATACTTTGGTAATAGATCAGAACTTTTACGTTGTTTATTATCGGCCATTAGTAACTAGATCCTCCGTTGCTAGAAGTACTGCCTGTATTTAAATTTGAACTTACAGTATTGCCTGTTGTTGTAGATTGTACACTACTTACAACTGTGCCGCCTGCGGCTTGTATATTAGTTGCTGTAATGCTGTCAATAATTTCAACATTATCAACTGTTGCACCACTAATAAAAATTTCAAAATCTTCTGATTTAATTTCATATAAACTACCAAATACCTGAGATTGTTGTTTTGGAACAATAACAAAGTTGCTAATAGATGGTGCTGTTGCTGTCATAACATATGTTGCTAGTTCTGTAAAACTAAATGTATCGCCAAAGTCCCAGTTATCTAGGCTAAAGAATTCGTTAATTGCGGCAATTACTCGTGTTTTAATTTCGTTATCGTTTACAACTTGATCTGGATTTTTAACAACTTTAAATGTTGCTTGAACATCTGGATCTGCTTTTTCGCCAAACAAAACTTTATAAGACACAGGATGATAAATTACTTCATCACTAATTGATTTAATCTTATTGATATCTTCACTATACAATAGATATAATTCGTCTGAGCTTGGAGGCTTTGGCATAGCACTTACTGCACCTTTTAGATACTGTCTAAATGATCTGTCATATTGTCTTGTAAGCAAATAAGTATCCATTATATTACTTGCCGCAGAGTCAAGTCTTGAATTTTCATCTGCACTGTGAACATACTGGAATTTTAAATTTCCTCTACCTACAAATGCTTGATAGCCACTTTCGATAACTAGTAAACTTCCGCTTATTGCCTTAAAAGTTTTAGTATCTTCAATATAAAAAACTTGTCCGTCATCGTATTGGCTGTATGCACCGATACTTGATTCGTTTGGTACAACTCTAACACTATTTGCATTATCGTATACAAAAATTTCACTGCCTTGATTACTTTGAATCTTTTTCTGGAAAATATATTTTGAACTACTATTAGTTTGAGGTGCAACAAGATTTTCAAAAATATCCGGATCGTCAATAATGCCATCATTATTTTCGTCGTAGAATCCAACTTCAATCTTTTTAGTGTTTACATATCCGTCAATATCAATATATTGATCAGTGATTTCCCAAACAGTGTCTACTGTAAACGGCACTACAGAATCTGGCTGTGTATTAATACTTAAAATTCCAATCTTGTCTTTAATAAGTTTTCCTGTTTTGTTATTAAAAATCTTTTTAGTGTTATCAAAATAAAAATTAACATCTTGATCACTTTCAAAAAGATAACGTAATCCTCTGTAAGTAATTGTATAGGTTTCGCCATTTGTTTCAAATAGTAATAACCAGCTCGAGTCTAGCTCTGCTGAGCTAGTATCGCCTGTTTTACCTAAATTAAACTCACCTAAACTATTCAAGTTTTCTTTAATAATAACACGCCATTCTCTCAAGTTTTGATCGTATCTTAAACCAAAAGTTTTGTAAGCAAAAATTTGATCAACTAGTTGTGTTTTAACATCTGTACTAAGTGTTCTTGTAAGTTTTGGTCTAATTTCTTTAACTATTGCACCTTCTGGCACCTGCTTGTTAAACTTGATAGGTCCATTGCCGCTGGAGTCAACTTCTGTACCATTACCGTTAACACCGATGACTTTAACCCAAAAGTAATCAACAGAGTTAGGATGATCGGCAGATCCACTCATTAGTGTATACTTGTCGCTGTCTACCATAAAGTGCTGACCTGTTGGTGCAACAAATTTAACTAACGCACCCGATTCTACGAATCTTAATGCACCGCCTGTAAACGTGCCGACTTGAAAACGTGTACCGTTTGTATCTTGTAAGTAACCTGTGGATAGGTTTGTATCAGCTGTTGACTGCACAAAACTTGCCTGCAAGTCATCTGTAATAATTCTACTATAATTGTAATGATAAAAACTGTTAATACCTCTAGTAGACAAAAGAGGTTGTATTAGATTTTCAATATTTCCTTCAATGTCAGTTTGGGTTACAAAACTAAACTGATATTTTTTAGTAAAAGAATCTTGATAAATTACACCGTCTTGCGAGTATAAGTTTGTGCTAGAATATTTTGCCGTAGGATCTTTTAAATCAAAGTTTCTACTAATACCACTTGCAATCCTGTTTACAGTTTTTGCTTTAATAATTTCTTGACTAACGTTCAAAGGACCAATTTGATAGTCTTCTGCCGTTATCATTCTGTTTTGTGTATAATAAGTTTGTGGAGCACTGTTTCTAATACTTGTGTTAGACTCGCTAATACTTGCATTATCAACATTATATTTTAAACTTAGAGTAATATTAATAGTTTCGATTTTACCGACCGAACTTACATATTTTATCGATACTACTGTGTTTGAAATATCTGCAGGTCTAATAGTATATTGTCTATTAGCACTCTGTCTATAATAAACTCTAAAACTTCCTTTTGGTAGATTACCAAAAACACCGTCGGCAAAAACTAAATTAATTTTATCATCTTGGCGTGTTTGTACAGCAAAAATATTTCTTTTATTTTTGTTAATACTATTATATGTTACATTTGTACCGATAGTTGAATCAACTTTTGTCCACAAAGCATTTTCAGTACCTATACTGTTTAGCTTATAAAGCCATATATCTGAGTTATTAATGTTTGCTGAATCTATACTAATAATTTGATTTGCACTCGGGGCTGTTACTGTAAAATCACCTGTTTGTAATTGCCCTTGTCTAAAGTGAACAAAGTATCCAGTGTTGCTACTTGCATTACCTTGGCCATCTTCTCTGTATAGGAAACCCAAACTGTTTCCTGGAAGAGGCGGTTCTTCAATAATATTTCCTTCTTTAATTCTACAACTAGTAACTTCAAACTTAGTGCTTTCGCCGTTTACAGTTTTAGAAAAACTATATGTAGGAGTGTTTTGATTAATTGCATTAAACTTATAACTCTGTGTTAATACACCAGCTACTGTATCTGATGTGATAGGTTTTCCTACAATATTGTTTACGGGCAGTGCCGCATTAAGAATCTTACGGAACTGTTCTTCCCAATTTTCGTTACTAGGATCGTTCCATGCAACTGTTTGATCTTTTAAATTAAATCCGTTACTATCATAAATTGTTTCTGTTGTTGATACAGAGTCGATTTTAAGAAATCCGTTTGCGGCTCTGTTACGCTTAGGATTATAAGACAACAGACGAGCAAGTCTTAAAACACTTTCTCTGCGTTCAGCAAGCTCAATATAGTTTTCTCTAGCATTTAGATCAACACGGAAAGCAATATTTTGTCCAAGGAAAGCAATAAGATCAATAAGTGCTAGATATTCACTAGATTCAATGTAGTCGTTAAAATCTTCTGGATAGTTTTGGCGGAGATATCCAACCATTGTTCGTCTTAAATTATCAAAATCATAAGACTTAAAGTCAGCATTTTTAAAGGATTGATAAATGCGTTTCCAATCCTCTGCTATAAGTAATCTATTTTGTCTGTCCGTTGTTGGCATTGCTTTTCCTCTTACATGTTATTTATTTGATTTAGAAAAGTGCGTATTTAATTTATTCTATTTCGCTCATCAAAATCTAACGTAAGTCGTTCACTTATGTTGTAAGGCAAGTAAGTAAGAGTACACTCGATTTGTATGCCGTAATCAAACGTATCTACAACAATGTTGCTTGCGGATACCCTAGGATCATAATTAACAATAGTTGTTACGTTTTCTGCAATCGCTTCTTTTAGTGTTTCTGTAAGAGGTTCAAAAAGTGCGTCCCAAATAATACACCCAAACTCTGGATTTTCTAGTTTTTCGCCTTGTCTAATATTAAAATGATTCAGCAGATCTTGTTTAATTAAACCAATATCATACAACACAAAAGAGTCATTGTTAGGATTAACAGTGCTAGTACCTCTATAGGCTTTTGATCCAGGAACAGCCTTTGGAGCTTCTGGACTTTTTACTGTAATATTCTTATAAATTGGTTTTTCTGCACTCATATCAATATTTATCCACCTATAGAAACGTCAGAGGAGCCTGTGGCTACGTCACCGCAAGTTGCTTGATCTCCTGCAACACAAATTAATTTTCCAAATAACTTTACTGTGGTATTAATAGATGCAACCATTGTTGGCGATGCATGTTCTCCTGGACCGTGTCCTTCAACAGCATCTCCATCTAATATAACTAGTTCGTTGTTTATTCTCACAGTGGTTTGACTAGGAATCAAATCTCCACCTGCTGTGTCGTTATCTCTACATACTCCTGGCATTATGTTGTTGTATCCGTTGAAGCGGCTTCTGCACCAGGGAGAGGTACATCAGCACTTTCTGGTAAGGCCCAATTTCGTTTAATACTTCTTACGTATAAACCTTTGTCTGGTCTTGGATCATCCCACCAATAACCACTAACTTTCACGTTGTTTCCTTGATTTCCTCCGTGAACATTAATTTTTCCGTTACTAGCAATGCTGTCAGCAAATCCAATGTGGCCGCCATCCCTGTCTTTTGCTTTAAAAATTACAACATCATATTTTCTTATTTGAGAGTAATCTCCGCTACGCCATCCTGGTACTTCAGCACCCCAGTCGTACCATAACTGACTGCCCATTGTCTGCTTACTTTCAATTCCTGCTTCTTCTAAAGCCCAACTTACAAATGCACTACACCAGTATTGAGGGGGACCACAATTATCACATGTATATGATTGCCTAGCGACTTCATAACATTGTAGAATTCTTGGGTTTCCCGGATTTCCTTTTTCTGTCCAATCTTGCGTTAGCGTATTTTGTAGTATTGCAACAAGTCTTTCATAGCCTGGATTTTGTGGTACAGGTCCTGGATCAATATCCGGATATGTGTTAGATGGCCTTGAGTTGCTTGTATACCCGTTACCAGCAATAGCAGGATTAGAAGGATAGTCTCCTTCTAAGTCATAATAATCTAAACGTCCTATATCAGGATTTTGTCTAAAAAATTCTTCTGCTTGATTCAGTGATTGTGGGCTAGTTGCAATTGGTGATGGAATGAATACTTGTCCCATTTTTAATCTCCGCTTCCGTCGTCTGGTCTACTAGTTGGCTCCGGGTCTGGTTCTCTAATCCAGTCTGGATCAAACTCGCCGTTGGGTAATTTTTTAGCTTCAAAGAAGCCTAAGTCTTTTGATCTTGAAAGATTATAACCTGTATCTGTTCCAGCAATAGCAAATCTCATATTACCCAAAACATCAGGTTTACCAAAGTCTTTATATCTATCTTTAAGATAAGCGGCAGCAACTGAACAACTTGCATCTACATCTGTTAACAAAATAGTTGGATCATCGATAATTTTAACACCCTGTGGATTAAATTCAGGATCGTCTCTATCTTCATTAACAAGACCTTCATCTATAAGTCCTGCATCTTTACCATACTTTTGGTGGTTTCCTCTTCCAGTTAATTGGATTAATCCTCGACCAACAAATTTAGCACCTTCGCCTGTGAAAATGTTTCCTAGATCTCTTCCTGTAGGACCGTGTGGACCGTACACTAGTTCAAAGAATGTATTGTAATCTTGTTTAGCAGATTCTATTTCTGCATCGCTGACGTCTCTTGCTTGCCTAAAGATATCTCTAATTCTTGATACCGAAGTTCCTCCATAACCTCTTTCCTGTGTAAGGGTTAATCCGCTTTCGCTTTCTGCACAAGCAATAGCCGCATATATTTGTTCTTCGTTAAATCCTGCAATACTTCTTAGTTTACTTGCAAAAATTCTACTGAATGCTTGTTTTTCTAATCTTACTGGTTCTGTATCTGGCGGAATATCTGCTACAAAATCACCAACTCCAGACCCACTAAATGATCTGCTTCCGGTTCCATCGTTAAGGCTGTTAGGTTGCATGCCAGAACGAACTGCCATCCCTGCTGGGCCTCTAGCAAATGTGTCAGGAGTGCTAGGAGCAAATACGTCTGTGCTGGGACCGCCTGCTCTGGTTTTATCTGGTGTAAATTTAGTTGGATCTAAGTTTTCATGACTGGGCCAAGGCTCGTGTCTTGGAATTCGTTGTGGTGCTAATGCCGCGTCAGGAGGTGTAGGAACCGAAGGACTTGGTGCTGCCGGTAACGAAGCATCAGTCGGTAGTGGAGGTTCTGCCCCTTGAATATCAATGTTAGCATCAGACTTCATAATAATATCACCTGTTGCTTTTACACCAAACACATTTCCAGATTGTATCTTAGTTGCTAATCCGCTTTTAACATGTAGTTCAGCGTCTGCCTTAATTTTAGTTGTGCCTAAACTCCAGGACTCAATATTGCCGTCACTTGTAGTTTTTACGCTGTTATGACCTTCTAGTCCAAGATTGCTAACACTACCAATGCTCATGTCATTACCACTTACAAGTGTGCCTTTTTCGCTAATAGTTAAACTACCGTTTGCACCTGCATACAAAGAAAAGTCTGCACCTGCTGTAATATCAAAATTATCGCCAGTGTTTACAGCAAAAGTTGTCCCTGCTGTAAAACTGTGTTTATCTGCAGATGAACTACGCAACTCTTGCGAAACCATATTAATGTTTTGTCCAGCATTTAAATTAATATCTCTGTTTGCATGAAAGTTAAAATCTTGATCGCTGTGAATGCTTACGCTATCTTGTGCAAAAATATCAATTTTACCATTGCTTGACAACTCTATCCAAGCAGTTCCTCTGCCATTAGCAATATAAATTAAATCTTCTGTATTGTGCATCAAAATTTGATGCCCTGTTCTTGTTCTAATGCGTGTTAGCTCGTTTGCAGGAAGTGTTGGATCGCCTCCTTCTTCTCCAGCTTCTATGTTTACGTACTCTTGAGGACTATTGCTTGCTTTACCTTTTCTAAGCAACCTTGAGTCGCCATCATCCATAACAAAACTAGATCCGCCTAGCCTGCTTCTAAACTGTTCAATAGCATCTGTAGAAGGACCGTAAGATCCTCGCGGAGCACCAGGGCGTTTATCTAACGGGCCCGGAGTTGAAATACCAAATACTGCACTTGGAACTTCACGTCTTGCACTTGAAGTTGTAATGCCTCTAATTTCATCTTCTACTAGTCCTTGCTCTTGTAACTGATTTACTCTATCAAGATCTATAGGCTTTGGAAAATTTGTGGGTTGAGCAGATCCTGTAAATTCGATTGTCTTATTATATTCACCAACTGGAAGTTTTTTACCTTGATATTGTATAGGCGTATTTTCTTCAAGGGTCGATGTAGCCGCATTGCCAGGAACCATAAAATTCATGTATTCATCTTGTACACATCCAATCCAATAACACATATTAGATTGGCCTTCAACAAAGATAACCATTACTGTAGTTCCAGGATCAGGCGGAACTGCCCACATGCCGTAACTTTGTTGTGTGTATCTAAAGCTAGGGTTTGCATTATTACTCTCAACACTCGTAACACCATAAAAAGGACTTAGATATCTTGCAGTAATTGTTTGACCTTCTTCTCCTTGATTCGGAGATGTACGTGTTCTTGGCATTAATTGTACTTTTAAATCACCAGAATATTTTGGATCAATATGACTTATTACTTTTGCTAAAAAAGGTCCTGCACTTGTTCTTGATAATGCTGTATCAACTTGGTTTTGCGGTGTTCGTTTATCAATTGCCATTAAGAAACTCCTCCAGCAATATTAGGGTCTATTCTATTAGGGTCTGCTATAATAGGAGTAGTAGTTCCCGGAGGATCAACCGGTGTTCCTCCTAATTCGCCCTGCGGATCAGTGCCGGATCCGTTATTGTTACCAGGGCCGTTTGGTTCAGGGCCGCCAGTTGCACCAGTTATTCCTGCTTCATCATAGGTGCCAGATGTTTGTACTGCTAGATCTGTTGCCCTAGTATTATTTGTTATTCTATTAGATTCTTCTTCCCAAATTGTATACATTTCATTATAGCCGTTACTTTGAAGCCAATTTCGTACTGCATTAGTTCCGCCGAATCGAGCCGCTTGGTTATTCAATCTTTCCACTATCCAATAGTTCATATCTTCTGTTATTGTACCTTCTTGTACGCCTGTATTATAAGCATCTTGAAGTTCTAAGAATTCAGCTTCGATTGCATCATTGTCTGCAAACATACTAATATTAGTAGAAGGAGTTAAAGTTTGTCTAGGTCTTCTAAGTAATTTTAGATCTTGGGTAAACGCACCTCTACTAAAATTACTTGTTACTTCATTAACCTGGTACAACCCACTAAAATCTTTAACGTCAGAAAAGTCGCTCGCAAAAGTCATTAAACCATCACCAGGATCATAGTCAATAGGAGTCCTAAAGTTAAACAATATATCAACTTGGCCGCTTTCATAGTCCATTGTAAGATCTTCAGTCATGTTCATATAAGGCGTACTTCTTGCATGATAGTTTCCCATTCCGCTATCCATTAAGTAATAAGGATCTCCTAAAATTTTAATATCCATATCAACCAAGTCAACATCAGAATTAATTAAGTTATCCTGGAAGGTTCTAGCTAGAATTAATTTATCATTTTCAGTCATTGCACCGCCAACAAGATTTGGAAGAGATCTAGAACCATCTGGCCTTGTTTGAGTCATTGATCCAAAAGTGTTATCTGGATTGGATACACTTTGCGTAATGTTGTCTGATGCTCCGGCTTCATTAGTTGTTCCTTCACTTTGTTGTGTTCTTGAATTGGTTCCAAAGTCAGGTTCTAAATTGTTAAAAAATTGATTATTAAAATTAATCTGAAAATCTAATACGTCTATGTTTTCGCCTGTGTAAATGTAATTGTATTTTCTAGCCGCTTGTTCACGTAACTTATTATAGCTTCTATGACCCCTTGACGGAGAACTAAAAACACTTTCGTGAACCATATAAGGAAGAACTCTATAAACATAAACCCGTGGCGGACGGCCGAACTGCATCTCATGACGTTCGTTTGAAATATTATAAACCATTGCATCTATTCTAAACCACTGAATCATGCCATTTTCATCTGGTTTATTTTTATTTGTGTTAGAATTTTCACCGTATTCTGTAAGCAATACTAATTCTTCTAAAATTCGTTGTATTGGTGTGCCAGCACGGAATGTTATGGTGCGTTTTGTGGGGTCAAGTGTTAACCCATCTCTGCTATACAGTCCTGTTTCTGAATCATAATTTAGAAGATTTTGCCCCCAAGGAAGATTGCCTCCAGCAAGGGCATCTGTAATAGCCAATGGTGAATTTCCAATATCATTTACATTTAAATCATTTTCGTTAAATCTTTTAATATCTTCAGAAATGTTGCTTCTTAGGAATGTAAATCCTCGTTGATTTTGTAGATACTGATAAAATGCAGTTTCACTTTCAACAAATTGTCCAGTAAGTAATGATTCTTTTGCCGCTTCGGTATCAACTTGTCTCCTTACAAATGAAGGCTGAGCACCAGTGCCTACTTCGTCGTAGCCAGCTGATGATGCAACTGTAAATGTTGCTCCGTTGCTAGTATCTGAGCTAGTAAACTGCATACGAGCACTTGACGGATCTTTAGGAGTGATAAAAATATAATCGTCTACTTGAGGACTATCACGACCAGTAACACCTTTTAATAGGTGTGTATTCAAAACTGATGCTAAACTTTGAACACCAGTTTGTACTATTTCATTAAATGTTTGTCCAGTAATTGTAACGTCTGTAGGTAGTGCTTGAACACTATCTCTAAAGGCATTATTGTGATACGGAGTACCTATTACTTTATACGTGCTTCCTCCTGCTTGAACATTAAATTCACCAAAGCTCCAAGTAAAAGGTATAATTCTAGTCATTTCAGGCAAACGGACCGATTTACCAGTGTGGTCCCATCCTGTAAATTCTATCATAATATAAAATGGTGCTTCTATATAATTCCTATGTCCTGCTTCATAAGATGCTATTTGTAATGCTTGTAAAAAAGTACCCATACTATAGGGTTCCATAACTGTAAATTCTATATGTGTAGCATTTGTAGATCTTGTACGAGGATTTGCACCAATTAAAGAGTGTATCTGTAAATCATCCATAAAGAATTCAGTTTTTGCTCCACCAGTTTCAAAACCTGTAGTAGTTTTTGATTTTCCTGCTCCGCCCGTAGTTCTTAAAATAACGTTACGTGCTCCAACACTTCTGTATGTTGCGTCAGGCCTGTTTAACTCGTCATTAGACAAACAACCCATTGTAAAAATGTAATTAAAATGAGTATATCCATTTAAAGGATTTTTTTGCTTTGTCATTTCAGAAGCTATTGCTCCTAAGTCTTCTCTTCGAGCGGAACCTAAATCAAATCCTGGGAACATTTGTCCTAAATTTAGATTTCCAGCAAGTTCATCAAAGACTCCTTGTATTCCTTTAGTGATATCTCCAGTTAGTGCAGAACCTACAGCGGCGACTGCATCTCCTACTTGTTCTTTAATATCATTTAAAATATCAATATTATTAGAGGCTAAAGAAGTTCCTTGCAGTGCTTCTTGCACTTCTAAAAATTGTGCTTGGGCTTGTTCTGCAAACTGCGGAAGTTCATCACGCAAATCCGAAGCCGCTTGGGATAACGATCCCGACATGTCAGATAAAGCACCATCAAGCGATGCTGAGCCTTGTCTGATTAGTCCATCTGCTGTCCTAACTGCTTCTGAAACGTTTTCTTCTAGTTGGTTAGCTAGTTGCTGAGGAGATAAATTTCTCATACTAGCCTCCTTGTAATGCTTGCTTGATTCTTTTTCCTTGTGGCAAATAAATCTTTGTGCCCGCAACAAAATCATATATAGGATCGCCTAATACATTCATGTTGCGTTGAATGAATACCCACCATAATTTTGAATCTTGGTATAAGTCGTATGCTAAAAGGTCGGGTCTGTTTTCATATTGAGGTTCTATTTCGTACAAGATATCATCTGCTTCTGCAGGTACAGGTCGAATATCAAGACGATCGAGATAAAATCCACGATTTTTTGTTTTATAGTATGGACTACTTGCTCCGTACGCCATTAAATATAACCTCTTCCGTTAAGAATTAAATCACCATTAACAAAATCATTCATGTTAAATGCTTCTTGTTGTGATCTACTATAAATTGGAACACAAGTAACTGCAAACTGACTTTCTACTGGGGCATATGCTACTCCGCCGCCTGTTTCAACTCCACCGTTAATATTAGGTGATCCTAATCCTGTTGCAATGTAGTCAACTTCAGCACCCATATCAAGCGAGAATGTTTGTATAATTACCGGAACAGACTTAAACACATAGTCACCATATCCATTTAATCTAACAACCGGTGGCGGATTACCTTGGTTTTCACTGCCTTGTCCGTAATACATTTTTGTTACACTTCTTAAGTAGTGTAAACATGCTACCCAATATCTTGCTTCGAGTGCGTTCTGCACATGGAAATTGCCGGTAAGCATAATACTGTCAACTTTGCTTCCTTCGTAGCTGAAAAAAGGATAATTAGTATGTACAGGTTGCATCGCATTGTAATCAGCACTATGTTGAAAGACAACAGATGGTGTATAAGGAAAAGTAAAACCGCCTGTAGTAACTAAGGGAGCCAGTAAAGGACTTGATTCATACAGCATATCGTTTGGTAAACTAAGTTTTACACGCCAGTCAAAGCCGCTAGATTTAGCAAACTGTGCCGAAGATGTGTCAATTGCTGAAAAGGGATTTGCACCCCTTGAAATATTTTTTGAACGTATTTTAGATAGGAAACCTTGAGCACCGCCAATGAAGTCGCCAATGCCACTACCGCCTGCAAAATCACTAACTGCATCGAATGCATCGTTAATTCCGCCGAATGCACTAGTAACATCTCGTTGGACATTGCTGGCAATGTTTTCTACATCACTTGCTACGTTTTTGAAAAATGCACCTATACTCATAGTCTCTCCTTATACATTATTTAGTTGACAAAGTTATCTACATAGTTTATAATAGAACTATGTTAACCGGAGAATATAATTTGAAAAGAGTAAACTACTTAAACAACAGAGATATACTAAAGCAGATACACAAATCAAAAAACACATTTTGTAGTTATGTTGATCCTGAGTATAATCAATACGACATTATCTTAGACGATGTTGAAAAAATTAACATTCGTACTATTGCAGAAGCAAAAAGAAACAAAGCAAAGCGTCTTAGTACCGCAGACTACGAAGCACGTAAAGAAGCAGGCGAAAAAGTAAAACAAGCAGATTGTGCCATTCCTTATACAAAGATTACAAAAGAAGAACTAATCTTTCGTGTAATGACATTTGATCACATTCCAGACGAACCAGGCAGAAAGAAAACACCAAAGACAGTAGCAGACACTAAAGTAAAACTAAATTTTCCTCCATTTCAACATTTTAAATTCAACGACGAAGGCGAACTTATCTGCGTAGGTAAAAGTCACTGGGAAGGTGGCATGGAGAACGGAAGTTTTAATAAAAAACACGGAAAGGCTACAAACGAACTTGCTCGTATGTGGATGAAACTTTGTGATCGTTATGCTACCCGAGGCAACGTTCGTGGTTACACCTACAACGACGAAATGCGTGGACAGGCTATTTTACAACTTGCACAAATTGGTTTACAATTTGACGAGTCTAAAAGTCAAAACCCATTTGCATATTACACAGCGGCGGTTACAAATAGTTTTGTAAGAGTCATTAATATTGAAAAACGCAATCAAAACATTAGAGACGATATCCTTGAAATGAACGACATGAATCCTAGTTATACAAGACAAGCACAAGGCGAGTGGGAAGCCAGTGTAAAACGCAACGAAGAAGCTAAGATGAGTGTTTGGAAAGAAAAAGGTTGACATCTATAGTATTCATATGTATAATGAATAACATCTAATAGTGGAGATACAATTTGTTTAAGAAAGCGGCGGTCTTTACCGATATTCATTTTGGTTTAAAAGGCAATAGCAAAATACACAACGACGACTGTGAAGAATTCGTAGACTGGTTTATTGAACAAGCCCAAGAACGTGGCTGTGAAACAGCCATTTTTTGCGGCGATTGGCATCATAATCGTAACAGTCTTAACCTAACAACCATGGATGCTACTATTCGTAGTTTAGAAAAACTAGGTAAAGCATTTGACAAGTTCTATATGTTTGTAGGCAATCACGATTTGTACTACAAAGATAAGCGTGATGTAAGCTCTACTATTTTTGGTAAGCATATTGACGGTGTTACTTTTGTTGACGAAATCTACGAAGAAGATGATGTAGCACTTGTTCCGTGGCTTGTTGGCGACGAGTGGAAACAAATAGAAAACATTAAAGCCAAATACATGTTTGGACACTTTGAACTTCCTAGTTTCTACATGAACGCAATGGTGCAAATGCCAGACCACGGCGACTTGCGTCCACAACACTTTGTAAATCAAGACTATGTGTTCTCAGGACATTTCCACAAACGTCAGGTACAAGGCAAGATTCATTACATTGGAAATGCGTTTCCACACAACTATGCAGATGCGTGGGATGACGAACGCGGTATGATGATCCTTGACAAAGAAAACGGTAAAGAGCCAGAATATATTAACTGGTGGAATTGTCCTAAGTATCGCACAACTAAACTAAGCAAACTGCTAGATCCAGATGCAGACATTATTAAACCTAAAATGTATCTGCGTGTTACATTAGATTTGCCTATCTCATATGAAGAAGCACAGTTTATCAAAGAAACATATATTAATAAACACGGTTGTCGAGAAATTACACTTATTCCACAAAAACAAATCGAAGAAATTTCAACAGAACTTGACATTGAACATTTTGAAAGTGTAGATCAAATTGTTTCAAACGAAATTACTGCTATTGATAGCGATAACTTTAACAAAAAAATGCTACTAGACATATACAACGAGCTATAAATGATTAGAATCAAGGATTTAACTGTAAAGAATTTTATGAGTGTGGGCAACCAAACCCAGGCTGTAGACTTTAACAAAGAACAACTAACGTTAGTACTTGGTGAAAACTTAGATCAAGGAGGTGACGATTCTGGCAGTCGTAACGGTACAGGTAAAACAACCATTATTAATGCGTTGAGCTATGCCCTGTATGGCCAAGCACTAACTAATATCAAGCGAAACAACCTTATCAACAAAACGAATTCAAAAGGTATGGTTGTCTCGCTTGATTTTGAAAAAGATGGAACAGAATATAAAGTTGAGAGAGGACGAAGTCCTACATTTTTAAAATTTTATATCAACAATCAAGAACAAGAATTAACAGACGAGTCGCAAGGCGACAGTCGAAAAACACAAGAATTTATCAATGACTTACTTGGTATGAGTCATGACATGTTTAAGCACATTGTTGCCTTAAACACATACACAGAACCTTTCTTGAGTATGCGTACTAATGACCAACGTGCTATTATTGAACAGTTATTAGGTATTACTATTCTATCTGAAAAGGCAGAAAGTCTTAAAGAAAAAGTTCGCACTACTAAAGAAGCAATTACACAAGAAACACTAAAGATTGAAGCAATACAAACTGCTAATAGTAAAATTGAAACTACTATTGAAAGTTTAAAAAACAATCAAAGAGCATGGACTGCTAAAAAACGTGCTGACATCGAAAAACTACAAAAATCAATTGACGAATTAGAACATTTAGACATTGACGAAGAACTAGAAGCACACGAAAAATTAGCAAACTGGACTGAATTAAACACAGCAATTACGGCTCTTAATAAAGAAAAAAGCACACTTGAGAGTGCATTACTACGTGCCACTAAATCTGTTGAAAAGGCAGAAAAAGACATCGCAAATCTTGACGATGCAGTATGTTATACTTGCGGACAAGCATTACATGCTGACAA